GGGGGGCGACGGCGGACCCGGTGGCGCGATGGGCACGTCGGCCGGCGGCGGCGGGGCCGCGGCCTACGCGCGCTACACGGCGACCCTGAACGAGGCGCACGCCTTTTCCGCGACGTTCATCGCCGGCAACGGCGTCAACTCGCCAACGTTCAAGAACGAAACCAGCGCGACCGAGCTTTGCAAGGCGAAGAACGGAACCAGTTCGACCGGGATCATCGGCGGCGCCGTCGCGTCCAGTGTGGGATGTATCGGCGATTCGATTTCCGCTGGCGGCAACGGCGGCAGCAAGGGGCCCGGCGGGATCATCGGCGGCGGCGGCGGCGAGGCCGGCGGGCCGACGCAATCCGGAATGGGCGGAACGGCCGGCAATCTAGGCGGGGACGGCGGGACCGGAAACGACGGAGCGGACGGCGGCGCTGGCGGCGCATCCGGTGGCGGTGGGGCTGGACAGGACGGGACGGGTTACGGGGCCGGGGGCGGCGGCGGCGGTGAGGGGTCGGGCGTCGGCGGATCGGGCGGCGCTGCAGTCGTCATCATCACCTACACGATCCTTGAGCCGAACGCCACGACGGTCACGCCAAAGCCGGCGCACGCCGACGCCGAGCGGAACCTGGCCGGCCCGCGCGCCGACCGCGCCGTGAACATCCTCCCGGCAACTGACGGCAGCGGAACGACGCTGGCCAACATCGGCAACGGCGGAGCGATGGCCCCGGCCGTCCAGGGGACGCCCAACTGGATCGCTGGCGATGCCGAGGCCGAGGCTTATCTGCATTTCCGCAACCCCAACGGCGACGAGGGAAACTATCTGCTCGTCGAATCGTACACGGCCGAAACCATCCGTCGCGGCTCGATGCTCCTCCGCTGGGCGAGCATGGCGACCCCAGATGTGGGCGAAACCCAATACGTGCTCGCTTGCAATGTAGGCAGCACCGGCGGCCTGGCGCTGATAGAAAAATCGACCGGCCTCTCGCTTACGCACCATGGCGGCGAAGAATATGCGTGGCCGCTCCCGGCCCGTGGCGCGCGCTGCACGATTCTCGTTCATTGGGGTGAGCGCGGTTTTCGCGCTACGCTCGTGGCTGACGGCGAGTATGTGTCGCCGACGACCGAACCTGCTGACGCACTCGACGACGTGACGCCGATGATTTTCAACGGCAGCTTGGAGTTCGGCGCGAGCACCGGGGCCAATTTCCATCCCTCCCTCGCGCTTTTGGGATTCGTTCAATGGTCGTTCCCGCTCGAAACGCTCGAATCACAGCTTTCTGAATCCGACCCGGCGCTGAACACGCGGCCAAGCGCCGCCGTCGCCGCCCTGTTCGACGTGTTCACCTATCCGAGCGTCACCTTCGACGACGACGCGAACACCAACTACAAGGTCATCGCCCACGTCGCCAGCGGTGCGGCCTCGGCTACGCTGATCGCGCAGCACGACACCGATCCTCTTTTCGGCAATCCGACGGAGGTGGTGTCCGCCGCCGTGACGGATGACGACACGCGGCTCGAATTGGAACTGCCCAACGTCCCGGCCAACAGCTACGTTCGATTCTTCGCCTCGCCCGACAGCGGAACGACCCGCCACCCGTTCACGTCCGGGCACGGGCGGATCAACTTCGGTCAGAAGATTGCGATGTTGTCCGATACGCACCTGCTCTTCGGCGGCTCGCAAGACTACATAGGCATGTTCGAGGACGCGCGGTGGAAGATCGCTATGTATCGCCTGTCGTTCGCGCTGCAGGACGTATTCGAGAACACCGCCATCGGGGCCGTGCTCTGGGGCGGCGACAACATGATGTTCGCCAGTCCAGGAGCGAAGACAAACGATCAGCAGTCGGCCGTATGGCTCAACTGCACTTGCCGGGCACGTCAGGCCGGATGCGTCATCGACGCAATCGGCAATCATGAGAACTTTCACGGCAACGCGACCAACCGCGCGAACGCTATCGCCGCGTTTGGCAAATACTTCTGCAACCCCAAGGACTTCGGCACCGAGGGCTACTTCACGCACCGTGGTCTTTCCATGTACGTGCAGGAGTTTTACGGCGACACCAACATAGCGAACGACGGAAGCGGACAGCAAGATGGGCCGCCGTGGGTCCGCACACAGGAAAAGAAGGCCGCAATGCAGGCGTGGGCGACCGCCGCGCGATCGGCCGGCAAGGCCCGCGCGATGTTCCGGCACCACACGCCGGGCGGTTGCAAAGTGACATCGCTCAAATGGTATCCGCGCTCGGCCTGCTGGGAGATTCGGGATTCCGCGCGGACGACGTTCGACATCACGACGGCCGAGCAGGCCCTTAGCGCCCCGGAGATCGCCGCCGCCATCGGGCAGCCCGGACACGGAAACGAGGCATGGGATCACCGCTTCGCCAAGCAATACGGCCTGAGCTTCGTCGCCCAGGGGCACGATCACACGTTCTGCCGTTCGAATCCCGATGGCGTTGAATATCTGGTGCTGCCGACGCCCTGCGACTTGTTGATGTTCGGCGCGCTGCAACCGACGATCTACGGCAACAATCTGCTGCTGGGTTCCGACTTCGCGGACAAGGGCGTGCAGCGCACCGAGTCGATGTTCGGTTATGTTCTGGTCGACGTCGTCGGCGGGCGGGCAACTATCGATCTTCGCAAGGCGTTTGTTTCGCAGGACAACGCCAGTCTCGACGCGAAGTTTATTTACGATTCCATCGACTACATCGGCCCCGAGCGAACGGCCGGAGCGGACGGCGTTATCGCTCTTTCGGAGCGGCCCCGGTCGGTCCTGTTTGTCGGCGACAAGGCGACGGCCGACGCGAACCCGCCGACATCGGCCACGCCGTTCGACGCCCAACAGCTTTACACCGGGTTCACCGCACCATTCAGCGACCTCACCGAAAACGGCGCGGGCTGCGACTACGAGACGCCGCACGGCACGGAGCAGATTCCGTCGTCGGCCACGCTGGGGCAGGCCGTGAGAGTCAACGCCGCACCCGAAACGACCGCGAGCTACACGCTGAACCCGGCGGGGTCCAACCTTGCGACCATGTCGGCCGCGCCGGCGCTTCTCTTTGGAAGGCGAAGGCGGTAGATGCCGAACGATGCCGCAATCTACAAACAAAAAGCGCTGCAGGATCGAAACGAGACCAACCTTCGCCGGAGCCGCGAAGGCCGCGACATCGCCGCCGGCTTTCCGAAAGCCAAATCCGTAAACAAGAAACTGCGCGACTCGTGCAGACTGGACCTTGGCAAGTATCTTTTCGAATATTTCCCCAACGCCTTCCCGCTCCCGTGGAGCAGCGACCACAAAAAGGCGATTGACACACTGGAACGCTCGGTCATCGACGGCAGCACGTTCGCGCTCGCCATGCCCCGCGGCGATGGAAAGACGACGATCGTCGAGCGGGCCGGCATCTGGGCTGAATTCTACGGACATCGGCGCTGGGTCGTGCCCATCGGCGCCACGGTGGACCTAGCCATTGGGATTCTGGATTCGATCAAGACCGAACTGCGGTTCAATGAGCTTCTTTACCGCGACTTCCCCCACATTTGCTACCCCATTCGATGCCTGGAGAACAACGGGCGCAAGGCTATCGGACAACTTTTTAACGGGCAGCCGACACTGATCGGCTGGGGGTCGGACTATTTGTATTTCCCCACACTGCCGGAAAAGTGTTGCTACGGCGCCACCCGGTCGTCCGGGGCGACGATTTCCGTGTTCGGCATGACCGGATCGATTCGCGGTCTCAAGCGCACGCTTCCGAGCGGCGTCGTCATGCGGCCGGACTTTGCCATCCTCGACGACCCGCAGACGCGCGAATCCGCCCTGTCCCCGACCCAGTGTCACGACCGGGAAGCGATGATTCGCGGAGATGTCCTTGGACTTGCCGGCCCGGGAAAGAAGATCACGGCGACCATGCTCTGCACGGTCATCAGAGAGGGAGACCTGTCCGACCGCTTCCTTGACCACGAGAAGAACCCGGACTGGCAGGGCATCAGAACCAAAATGGTAGATGCTTGGCCAGTGGCCGAGGACCTTTGGGCGAAGTACGCCCGTATCCGCGACGAATGCCTCAGAACCAAGCACGACATCAGCGCTGCGACCGAGTTTTACCGAAAGAACCGCAAGGCCATGGATGCCGGGGCCCGGGTCGCATGGCCAGAGCGTCGCACCCCGGATGAATTGTCGGCCATTCAACACGCTTGGAACTTGCGGCTGCGGTTCGGGGACGAGGCTTTTTTCGCCGAGTATCAGAACGAGCCGATTCCGTCGCTCACCGACGAGGTCCCGACACTCAAGGCGTCAGAAATCGCGTCGAAGATCAATGGTGTCAAGCGCGGCGTTATCCCGGTCCAGGCGCAGCATCTGACGATGTTCATCGACGTGCAGGAGCGGGCGCTGTTCTACTCGGTTGTCGCATGGGCGGCGGACTTCACTGGCTGGGTCGTCGACTACGGGACGTTTCCCGACCAAGGCCGGCGACGGTTCACCTATCGGAAGGCGATGGCTACGCTGGGCGAGAAGTTCCCCCGGGCAGGCGTCGAGGGCGCGATCCGCGCTGGGCTCGATGCGCTCGCGGCATCACACCTAACGCGCGAGTGGAAGCGCGAGGACGGAACGCCGATGAAGATCGACCGGTGTCTGGTCGACACCGGCTGGAAGCCGGAGGTTGTCCACGACTTTGTCCGGCACTCTCAACACGCGGCGATCCTGATCGGATCAAGGGGGTTTGGCGTCGGGGCGAAGATGAAGCCCATGACGGAATACGTGAAGAAGCCGGGCGAGCGGTTGGGCTGGAACTGGGTTATTGCGAAGACGATCGACCGGGCCGGGCGGGTGCTCCGCTTCGACACGAATCACTGGAAATCGTTCGTTCATTCCCGGCTGGCGACCGCGCTGGGAGACAAGGGGTCGTTATCGCTATGGGGGCGCGACGGCCGCGAGCACGACCTGATTTCAGAGCACATGACGGCCGAAATGGCGGTGCGCGTGACGGCCAACGGGAGGACGACCGACGAATGGTCGCTCAAGCCCGGAGCGCCGGACAACCACTGGTTTGACTGTGTTGTCGGCTGCGCCGTTGCCGGCTCGGTGCTGGGCGCGAACATCGACGGCGCGATCAAGATCGAGCAGACGAAGCGGCTGCACTGGACCCAGGCGGACTTCGCGAGGCGGTAAATGGCGGTGGCCACGGAAAATAGGAAGCCGCAAACGACGGATTCTCCGCAAACCGGCATTCGCTGCCCGGCGTGCGGGTGCGGGCATTTGCCGGTGTACTACACGCGCCATCGCATGGGGTACGTGTTGCGCTCGCGGACCTGCCGAAATTGCGGAAAGCACATCACCACGCGAGAAAAAACAACCCCATGAACAAAAAAAGTTACATTACCGTAACTAAGTTGCGATAAGCGCCGCTTTTCTCCCATTTCCCCATTCCATTCCGCGCGCGCCGTGGTATTGATAACCACGCATGGCCGAAGATTTGCAATCACAGATCGAGGAAAACGCCTCTGGTCCCAAGCGCGTGTCTGGAGACGCCGGCAGCGTCGAGCAGCACAGCATTCAGGACCAGATCGCGGCGGATCGCTACCTGTCCACCAAGCAGGCGGCGAGTGGGCAGAACAACCCTGGCCGTGGACTTCGCGTGACTTTGCTCCGCGCACCGAGTGCAGAATAGATGTGGCCGTTCCGTCGAAAGCCCGTCATTTCGATTGACGACTACCGGCGAAAGCTGGGTGAGTACGGGTCCGCCATCAAGGCCCGCTATGACGCGGCGGCAACTAACCGGCACAATCAACTCCACTGGCTCAACGCGGACGGCCTTGCGGCCGATGCCGCCAATTCGCCGGAAATCCGCAGGCTGCTTCGCGAGCGCGTCCGCTACGAGGTCGAAAACAACTCGTATGCGAAGGGCATGACGACCGAGTTGGTCAACGCCGTCATCGGCCGCGGCCCGCGACTCCAGTTCCAGCTCCCGGACCAGAGGGCCAATTCGATCATCGAAGCCGAGTTCGCAAGCTGGGCCCGCAAGGTCAAGCTGGCCAAAAAGCTCCGCATTATGCGGCGCACGCGCGCCACGCAGGGCGAAATGTTCATCATGCTCACGACGAATCCCAGGCTCGACCACAAGGTCAAGCTGGACCTGCGCCTGATCGAGCCCGCCCAGGTGGCGACGCCGGACCTGGACTCGTTTGACGAACGGGCTATCGACGGCATGCGGTTCGACGAGCACGGCAACGTCACCGAGTACCACGTTCTGAAGGCCCACCCGGGCGACGCGCGCAATCCCTGGAAGTCGCTCGACTGCGACGTTGTTCCGGCCGAGAACATGGTCCACTATTTCGGGCAGGATCGCGCCGGACAGCATCGCGGCGTCCCTGACTTCGTCCCGGCCGCTTCCATCTTCGCCGAGACCCGCCGGTTCAGCAGCGCGGTCATTGCCGCGGCCGAAACCGCGGCGGAGTACTCGGCCATCATGAAGACCGACATTCCCGCCGGGTCGGAAGCCGACTCGGTCGACAAGGGCGTCATCATGGACATTGAGAAGCGATCTCTCGTGTTCGCGCCCGCCGGCTGGGAGCCTTCGCAACTGAAGGCCGAGCAGCCATCCACCAAATACAACGAGTTTGTCGACGAGAAGATGGGCGAGGCTGGCCGCTCGGTGAACATGCCGAGAACGGTCGCCACCGGGAACACCAACAACTCCAGCTACGCATCGAGCCGGATGGATTTCCGCAGTTTCTACACCAACGTCAGGACCGAGCAGGAAGACATCGCCAGCGACGTTCTCGACTCGATTCTACGGGCATTCTTGCTTGAGGCCGTGCTGCTTAGCGAAACCCGGCTCGCCATGCCCGCCCGCAAGGCACTCGCCGACGACGCACACATCTGGTTCTTCGAGGGTATCGAGGACGTTGACCAGGTGAAGGACGCGACAGCCCGGGATCTGAATCTAAAGAACCATACGACCACGCTGGCGCTGGAGTGGGCTCGCCGCGGCTACGACTGGGAAACCCAACTCCGCCAGCGGGCCAAGGAAATCGGCCTGATGGAAGAATTGGGGCTGCCGATGGCCGAGGCGATGCTGACGCCGATGGCACCTGAAACCGACGATGAAGAAGCGGAGGTGGACGATGAGTAATCGCCGCGTAATCCGCGCGAACAAGCCCGCCGCTCCGGCTGGCGTCATCGCCATTCAGGCCGAGAAGATCGACTGGTCCGACGTCAAAGTCCAGGGCTCAGAATCGACCGTCCGCCGATTCGACATGCTGATCTATACCGGCGGCGCCCTGCGGCTCCGCGGCTGGGAGCATCCTGTCGTCGTCGACGTCGCCGGTCTGAAGGGCACCGACCGAAAGCGACCGGCACTCAAAGACCACTATGCCCGCGATCCAGTCGGGCACTTCGAAGCCGTTTCAACGACCAACAATCGAGTTTCGGGCTGGGGACTCATCAGTGGCACTGGCGAGAACGCGAAATTCGTCGCCGAGAGCAGCCGCAACGGATTCCCCTGGCAGGCATCGATCGGGGCCGACCCGAGCGGTGGGCGCCGCGCGATAGCCTTTATTGCCAAGGGGAAATCAGCAACCGCCAACGGCCGCACGTTCGAGGGGCCGGTATTCATCGTGCGGAGTTCAATTTTCAAAGAAGGCAGCTTTGTAACGTTGGGTGCGGACGATGACACGTCGGCCCGCGTCGCCGCCGGAAAGGGCAGTTCCATGTTGACGTTTGAAAAATGGCTTGAGGAAAAGGGCTTTGACATCGAGGCGATCGATGAGGCGCAGAAGACGAGCCTCCGCGCCTGGTACGACAACGAGGTCACGGCCAATACAGACGCCGACAAGGGCAAAAAGGGCGGGAAGAAGAACGCCCGCGCCAGTGCCGCTGACGACGACCAGGGCGGCGGCGATGATCCGCCCGCCCCGACCGACGACACGGACCCGCCCGCTGGCGGCAACGGCGGCGATGCCCTGAAGGCCGCGCGAACCGTCCAGGCCGAGGAAACCAAGCGCGTCGCTGCGATCCGAAAGGTCTGCGGGACGAAGCACTCGGACATCGAGGCCAAGGCCATCGACGAGGGCTGGGACTCGGACAAGACCGAGCTTGCGGTGATGCGGGCCGAGCGCCCGAAGCACACCGGCGTATTCCCCGCCGGAGCTGAGGCGAGCGTTCAGGCGCAAGCCATCGAGGCCGCGCTTTGCCTCTCGAACGGCCTGCCCGAGAAGCAGGTTGCCGAGTGGTACGGCGAGAAGCCGATGAACATCGCCGCTGGACGCGATTACCGCGGCTACGGCATTCAACAGCTTTGCCATGAGGTCATCCGAGCGGCCGGCATGCACGCCCGCGCGGGCCGCATGGACGATGACACGATCCGCACGGCTCTTGGGGCCAATGAGCGGATGGTTCGTGCCAGCGGCGGATTTTCATCCGCGTCCTTGTCGGGAACCCTCGGCAACGTTGCGAACAAGACGCTGCTCAATTCGTTCCTGGCGACCAAGATCGTGTCCACGGAAATCTGCGGGACACGCGATCTGGTCGACTTCAAGCAGGCCACTCTCTACCGCATGACGATGACCGGCTTGTTCGAGAAGGTTGGCGCCACTGGCGAGCTGAAGCACGCCGAGCTCTCGGACGAGACGTACAGCAACCAGCTCGACACTTACGGCCGAATGCTCGCCCTCACCCGCCAGATGATCATCAACGACGACCTCGGCGCCTTCCTCCAGATTCCGCAACTTCTGGGTCGTCAGGCGGCGCTGGCGCTTGAGGAAGCGGTGCTCACGCTGATTCTGGCCAACACCGGAACCTTCTTCGGATCCGGAAACAAGAATTACATTTCCGGCGCCGCGACCAATCTGTCTGTCGGCGGTTTAACGTCTCTTGAGCAGAAGTTCATTGATCAGGTCGACTCGGCCGGAAAGCCGATCATGGTCACGCCGAGATTCATTCTCGTTCCGACTTCGCTCAAGGTCACGGCCGAACAGCTCATGTCGTCCCCGCTTCTCCTGGAGGCCGCGACGGCCGGGAGCCCGACGGCGGCCAGCAACCCGCACAGCAGCAAGTACGCCGTCAAGTGGAGCCCGTACCTGAACAACTCCAACTTCTCCGGCTACAGCACGACCGCTTGGTATCTGTTCGCCGACCCGGCAGTCATTCCGGCCTTCGAGATCGGGTATCTGCGCGGGCGCCGGACACCGACGATCGAGAGCGGCGAAACCGACTTCAACACGTTGGGCATGCAATGGCGCGGATACTGGGACTTCGGTGTCGCCCAGCAGGACCCGCGCGGCGCGGCCAAGAGCAAGGGCGCGGCGTAAACGAGAACCCAAACGCGAATCGCCCCGCGAATGGGGCACGAGGGTAGAACATGGCTACGGCAGTACGTTTTCAGGAAGGTTGTTACATCGACTACACGCCCGGCTCGGCCGTCGCGGCCGGGGACGTGGTGGTTGTCGGAACCCTCGTGGGTATCGCCGACGAGGCCATTGACGCCAACCGCAAGGGCGCGCTGGCAATTTCCGGCGTCTACAAGATCGCCAAAGAGGCGACGGCGACGGAATTTGCAGCCGGCGCGGCCGTTTACTGGGACGCAGCCGATGGCGAGTGCAACACCGACAGCGGCAACCCATTCATCGGGAAGGCCATTGCTGCCGCCGCCGCGACCGACACCCACGTCTACGTGGTCCTGTTGACGGCACAGGCCGCGGTTGCCGAGGCGCTCGGGCTTGCGAACCTGTCTGATATCGGTTCGGCGACCCCGACTGCCGGCAATCTGATGATCGGCGACGGCGATTCGTTCGAGACCCAGGCGATCACCGGTCCGTTCACGCTGAGCGCCGCCGGCGTCATCGGCATGAAGGTGGACGCTGTCGCTGCTACCGGATCGGCCCAGGGCGACGCGGCGGCCGTTGCCGAAGGATTCACCCACGCAACCGATGCGGACGCAACGAAGGGCGTCAAGCTCCCGACTGCCGCGGCGGGAAAGGTGTGCCTCATCAAGAACAGCGATGCGGCCAACGCCGTCCTCAAGGTCTATCCCGATACGGACGACGCGATCAACGCACTGAGTGCCGATGCCGCACTGTCGATGGCCGCGAAAACCTCGGCGCTGTTTGTGGCGCTGGACGCGACCACCTGGTACACGTTGCCGCTCCTGCCGTCCTAAGCGGCTGAGGATGGGTGAGCCATGCCAGACATGCTCAAGAACGGTCTGGCATGGCTGCACGAGAAGCGCAAGGAACATCTGTCGCGTACCGTCACCTATCGACGCGGTTCGCTGGAAAGAGAAATCAATGCGAGTCCGGGAGACAGTCGGTTTGACCAGGTTGACGAGGAAACGGGCGGCATCGTCCGCCAAATCCACACGCGGGACTGGATTGTCGGCGTCGAGGACATGGAAGAGTTTGGGAAGCCCGAAAGCGGAGACCAGGTGATCGATGGCGGAAAGCAGTACGACGTCTGCCCCATCGGCGACGAGCCACAGTTTCGATTGATCGATGACGGAATCGCCTACCGGATTCATTCGCTGGAAGTAAAAGCCTGATGCAAGCCCAAGCCCATTACGACGCCTACGAGATCGAGTCGGATGACGACTGGGTCAAGCTGTCCGAAACGTCGCAGGTGTTCGACGGGACGCTGGTCATCGAGAGCGGCATGGAGAACGGGTTGATTCGAATCAACGGCGGGGCGTCGAAGCGATTGCCGACAATCGCCTGCAGCCTGGCCCTTTTGGCCGTGGATATCTCGACCATCGAGCTTTTCTGTTCCAGCGGGACGCTAAAGGTGAGCCTGATGGCAATGGGGCCGACGCCGTGAGCGCAAAGATCATCCAGCTTCGGGATGCGGTGATCGGGGCCATCAACGGCCGCGAGTTCGCCGGCATTCAACCAGAATCACAGGCGTCGTTCGGGTCGCAGATCGACCTGTATAAGAACGTCGGACTGGTCGTGCGCGTCGTCACCGGCGCCCTAACCGACCATGAGCGAGAGACGCGGGCGAGCTTTGTTTCGGCTCCGAGGATCGATATTGGGATCGGCAAGAAGCTCGCGACGACCGCCGAGGCTGATCGCATTGCCGAGGTAGACGCTCTTCTGTCGTTCGTTGAGGAAATGCACGAGTTCCTGGCTGACGCCACGCTGCAACTGGAAACGAAAAGGGCCATCTGCGAGGTCGCGGAGATCGACCCGCTGTTCTCGCCGGACTGGTTTCAGAAGGGCGAGTTTCTATCGGTTCTTTCACTGACGTATCGCTACGTCTGACGAGGTGATTCATGTCTGTTCTCAAGGGTTATCAAGGCAAGCTCTACATCGGAGACTACGGGTCCGATGCCACGACCGAAATCGACACGGCTCGTGATGTCAGCCTGGATATGTCGAATCAGGAGATCGATGTCGCCGTGCGGGCCGACAATGGGAGCGAGGCCACGGACACCGGAGTCCAGCAGTTCTCGATCAGTGTCACGCTCTACAAGGACAGCGACGACGCCAATTACGAGGCCCTGCGCGCCCACGGGGTCAACAAGACCAAGTTCAGCGTCAAGTATCTTGATTATGAAAACGGGCCCGGATTCCTTTGCGATGCCGTTGTGACCGGCATGCAGGAGTCTCAGTCCCTGAACGACCCGCAGAGCGTCGATTTCACGATCAAACGGACTCGCGGCCAAGCGTTGAC